TTCTGGTTGATTCTTTAATGCTGCGGGTGTATCTACCCACCCTTCCTCAACCATTTCATCATATTTTTCTTCCGCAAAAGATTTTTCGAAAACTTTCCCTTTCGGGTGATCTTCGTGAAACAAACATATCATTACTGGCTTTGGTTCGGGCATAAATGTTTTCAGCATATTTTTCCTTTATTTATAAAAGCCACCTTTAATAGATGGCTTTTGATTACTATATTAAGCTGATGCTCCCCACAGTCGGAGTGCAAGTTCTGGATAAATCAGTTTTGATCCCCAGACCGCATCGATACGGTGGATTTCTGATTGCTCATTAATGTCATAAGCACCAGTTAGTGTAAGTGACAATCCTGTATCTGGATCTGCAGCGCGTGATTTAATCACTGCTGTTTGAGGCAATTCTAGATCTATCATAGCTAATGCAATTGCATCTCTATGAAATAGATAGTTTTGCTCATATGTTGTGTTCGCTGCACCAATAACATTAATAGGTGTATTGTCCGCAGGTACATTTGTTACGTTTTGATAAGCCGCTAAACTTACTGGGTCACCATCTGCATTTGTAATAGTTGCTGTTCCGTCATTAATAGCTGGTGAAACTTCAATTGTTGCTAGACCACCGCCATCAGAGTCAACATCCGCTTGTACTACAAACTCTTGCAACAAGCCTGTTGTTTCATAGTTTTGCGGATTCACACCAAAGACGCCATCAAACGTAATAACATCACCTGCTTTTAATAAGCCTGTAACTGATGCTGTCCAACCATCTGTTGCTACTGTTGTACCATTCGCGATTGTACCCGCAACAAGTGGCGTACCACCGTAGTTTCCTACTGTATGCTTAGGAATATTTTGCGATTCGTACGTATCATATGCAGCTACTTTCCCTTTGTACCCCATTTTGTAAGCTTTCTCTACCATTGACTCTTTAAATAAGCGAGTAATTTCATCTGATAGAGACGCGCAAGTAAATGGATCAAGCACAGCACTTCGCATACCATCATTTGGCACAGCGTAGGTAGTTTGCTTTGCTCCTGCATTTGCATAATCAATATAAGCACCCGGACGTGTACCAATACCGCCTGCTGCCAAAGAGCTATGAAATGCATTCTTAAGTGTTAGTAATAAAGATCGATCAATTTGGTTTGCGATTTGCACCATACCAGATTTAAGATAACGCTCAGAGAATTGAGTAATATCTAACGTCTTATCTTTTACAGTATACTCAAGACCAACGTGTTCTTGGTTTTGAATTACTAATGGAATGGTTTGATCAACCAGAGGTTGCTTAACAAGTGTTCGACCACTCTGTGATTTAACTCGGTAAGGTAGTTTTAAGCGAATTGTATCGCCGACTTTTCCAAAAGTCTTTTCGTAGTTACGGTAAACAATTGATGCCATTACCAAGTTGTTTTTTAAAAGGCGCAATGCCTCTTTGGCAATGACGTCGTCCGTGAGTAGATTATTTTTTTCAACTGCCATGTTATATGACTCCTAATTTTGTTTTCTTTCATCCGCCACGCTCCCTTTTGTTCATCCATGCCTCGTATTCTTTAAAATCCATGTCATTCACGCTTTTCTCTTGAACGTCTTGACCTTTTACGGGCTCAATTACTTCAGGTGCTTTTGAAACCTCTGTAGGTTTCGGCGGTTTAACATTACCATCAAGCCTGCCAATTTCCATAGCTTGCTTTGTTGGTGACATACTAGCTATATCAGACGCTAGACCTTTGTTTTTTCCTAAATAATACATCACCTTTGCAGGATCTTCACATTCGGACAGAGCAATAAGCATATCGCCTGTTATTTCTACATCTGGTGCTAAAGCTACTTCGTCAAAGTCTTTTGGCTTTTCTGATGTACCGATAGTTTCTTTAATAATTGCCATCGCTGTTGTTTCTTCATCACTTAAACCTTCGCCTTTTTCTGGTTCGCTTTCTTTTTTTGCTTCCGGTTCTTTTTCGACTGTTTCTTGCTTAGAAATCTTATCAGTGTAATCGCCTAAAGCTTCTAAATACTCGTCGTAGGTTTCAAAATCATCTTCTTTTGGTGAAGAAATTTTTTCTTCCTTTGGAGTATCTTTTGACTTTTTTAATGCCTCGATGTCGCGCTTAAGCTTTTCGTTCTCACGCTTTGCTTCTTCACGTTGTCGAGTTATCTCATTGATACGTTTTTGAACTCCATTCGCCTTTTTTGACTCACTTTGTTTTGCGGGTTCAGCATCTTCACCCGTAGTATCTTTCGTTTCTGCTTTCGTCTCGGAATCGTCTTTCTTTTCCTCTGATGTTGGGTCAGATTCTTTTGTATCGACTACTTCCTCAATTACTGGCATATCGTCCAATACCGTCTCAAAATTTGCTGTTTCATCAACAACTTGATTTTCTGTACTCATTTTACATCCTTTAGATGATTGTTAGCCCAATGAACCCATTGGTAGGATTATATATTATACTAATTTTGTTGGTTGTTTGCTTGCATTATTTCGGCTATTGACTGCGCTACTAGTTCGCGTACCGTTTGCGCTATCTGATTTCCTCCATTTGCAAGATCATCCAACAAAGCTAATTTTTGTTTTGCATCGTCTGTTTCCAATTGTGCTTTAACCAAGTCTGCTTGGGCTTCTGCTATGTCTGCTTCTGCTTGAGCTATTTTTGCGTCTGCCTCTTTATCTCTTATTGCCATATCCTGAGCGGCCATTTGTTGCTCTATTGTTGGCTGTTGGTTTTCTTCTTCGCCTTCGCGCTCGTCTTTTAATGCTTCTCGCTCTTGTTTCGTAAGAATATTAGGGTCAACCATTTTTTTTAGTCGTTCTGCTATTACATCTGCTCCAACCCAATCTTGATTTTGTGCTATTAGGTCTACCATTACCGGTGCAAGATTTGGAACAGCTTGAATGAATTGCATCATAGTGTCTGCTGCTTCTAATCTTTGTGTAGAGTAAGAAGGCCCTGCGGACACAACTACATCATATTTCTGTACATTTAAATCGTTAATGGTTACCCATTTCCCTGATTCATCATCGTATATCTTTTTATTTAGTGTTACAAAGTCTTCTGTATTATCTGGCTTTTTAATCCTTACTATTCTTTCAGTATCATAAACAGCGGGAATATACTCAAGTAACAGCTTCCCTACTCTTCTAATTGATTTAGACAAATTATCTACGAAAGTAAAAGTCCCTCTATCACCTTGTCTTTGCCTAGCTAATATCGCTCTTCCTGAGGTTTCATTTCCTGCGCTTCCTAAAGAGGCATCATACATGCCAATAGTTGACTTAATTTTTTCTGCATTCTGCATTCCCAAAGAGATTTCTGCCGATGGTATAAATGCGGGTTGCTGTCTTTGTGGCCCCGGATCTCCCGGACTTTGAGGTATGTAAGGTAGTACGCCGTAATTTATTCTATTGGCGTTTTCCCATATCGTTTCGTAACCCTCTATCTGCGCTTCACTCGCTACAAATGGCGCCTTTGGTGTTAGTGCGGCTGCTTCAGTTGCAGCAGTATCCCAATAATTAGACATTCGTTGTGCGTCTTTTGCATGTCTTATGAGGGAAAAATATCTCTTTTCTTTTTTGATATTTATTGATTTACCAAATACTGGTATGATAGGTATAGTTGTACAAGGCAATTCTATTGGACCTTCCAATACGTCAAGTCCAGTTATTTTTCGCCACGTTACTTTGTGGGTTTTCACCTTTCGCACTCGTACTATTTGTACACCTTGCTCTGAAAGTTCATCAATAATGTTAGACTCTTTATTTTCTAATTCATCCATGTAATAACAAGAACCATCGCTCATTAAAGCTTTTTCTCGTATTACGCACTCTCTTGTAAAATACTCACTTACTCTTACAAGTTTTTCAGTATACCAATTTCCTATATTTGTAGCTGAATTTGAATCAATTGGGTCAGGTGTTGCATTAGGATACATCTTTTCAAATGCTTTTTTCTCTATCAAATCATCTACCAAGCACCAATCCATATCAGATTTATCATACTCTTTTGCCATTGGGTCAATTGTAACGGAAAATTGATTCTCAATATGGTCAATTATAATGTCTTGTTCAAAGCCGTCTTGGTTTACGTAATCTGTTCTAACTCGGAGAAATCCCATTGAACACGATACTGCACCTTCAAAAGCAACATCGTAAGATGTTTCTGCATCTGAATTGTATTCGATACTTTTGATTAAACCTGTATAAACTTCTGCAAGCTCGTAGTCTTGCGTACCTGATTCGTTTGCTATCTTTAGTGTTTCTTTTTTACCTTCTTCTGTTTCTACTGTTTTTGTTGCGTCTACTGCTGAGACTTTAATTGACGTCCTATTTTGTCTCTGATCACCTATTACTTGATCTACAAATGTCGGCAGAACGTTATTAGTTAAACATGGCCTACCGTCTTGTTCTCTTTCTGTTCTTACTCCTACATCCCATTGTTCGCCAGCTAAAAATTTAAGATCATCTTCAGCGTGATTTCTATTATCCGACCAATAAGTTTCGCCGTCCGTTGCTCTCTCGCGCGCTCTTTCTAAAAGCTTGTCGTCGTCGTCTTTAGTATAAGTGGATTTATTTTTATTGGAGTATAGTTTATCAGTTCTGGAACGAGCCATATTCAAACCCTTTTTCTTCCGTTATCTTGTCGGCAATCTGTTTTCTTAGGTCTTTCATATTAGACACATAAATACGCGAAACATCACCATTAATATTTATCTTGAATTTATACAATAAATTGTATATGTCAAAACCTTCATTTACAAAGAGAACTCCGTCTATCTCTCCATACTTACGCATTGCTTCGAGCCCTTTTCTTGTATCCTACTGTTTTCTTTTTGGTTAGATGATAGTGTTCGCAAATATTACACCTGTATGATTCTAATATATAACTTTTATTTTTTAACCTTCTTACTGCTAAATTTGCTTGTTTTTTTGATTTATAGAAGTTTTTCTCTCTACATATTTTTGCTTTACTCACTAACTTCCCATCCACCCGTTTGATACTCTATGAGCCGTCCTTTTTGCTCTTTTTACTGTTGGTAATTTATCTTTCCATGCAATAGCTAGTGTTTGAAGAGCGTCAGCTATATTTGAAGCCCAATCATGTTTTGGTATATCTCTATACACTTTGAGCTTTTCATCATATTCTCTAGTGTAGCTCTCTAATCCTGACAGACCATCTGAACAACGATTTTCGTCTATCCATAGTCTTGGGAATATCTGTCTAACTGCATTTATTCCATCTGCTTTTATTTTGGGCTTTTTAACAGGTGTTTTAAAATTGATTCCCATTGCTTTTGCTGTATCAATACGACCTTCACCGCTCATTAAATCATGTACAGCTAAATCATGTGGTCCGTAATGATCCTCATACCTAATGCCATTTTCTTGTGCGAACTTTAACAAGTATTCTATATAGTGTTGCATTCCATTAAGATTTGATCTATAAAAATTAATTAGCCTTATTTCTTTTCCTAGCACTTGAAAGAACCATATTGCCATGTCGTCACCGTACCCTAAATCCCATGCCGTATGCACCGGTAATCTAGTATCAAGTGGTACTTTACAAATACGGTTTTCTTTCTGCATTCTGCTTAATTCGTCTTTATAGATAACACCTTGACCGATTGCATTAAAGGATATATAAAACTCTTGCTGGACTGTTGCTTCGTCCATCCCTGAATCTATTTCTTCTTGTATTGCTTCTTCTGAAATAACTCTATTACCGTTTTCATCAAATGTTCGAGTGACATCTAATTTAGAAACATACCACTTAGGATTATTCTTGTTTCTTTCATAAAGATCATATCCGTGATTCTTTCCCCTTGGAGTATAACAGAACATCGCCCAGCCGCCGTTTTCAGCTAATATTGGTCTTATGTAATCCCATGCCAAAGGATCTGCAATAGAATACTCCGAGAATACCACACCAATTGGATTTGTACCGACAATACGGTCGTAGTTATCAGAACCCAACACCATGATAATCGAACCATTTTTTAGCTCGATGCTCATATCTGCTTCGGTTTTTTTTGCTATTAACTCTTCTGGAATGTGCTCTATAAACCTTATCCCGTCTTTCCCTCGACCCCACCAAATAACTTTTTTTGCTTGTGATGTAGTGGGAAGCATATACAAATATAACCCTGGTTCCTCTTGGGTTTTAGAAACAAATAAATTCCAAAAGCTTTTGTCTTTCCCGGCGCGTCGATGCCAGAGAAGTAGAAAGCGTTTAATCTTTTTACTTAATGCGACCTTCCAGAGTGGCTTCTGATATTCTCTTGCTGAATATAAATGAGGCAAAGGCACTTCTAAGCGCTCTTGCCCCTTTTCGATATCCATATCAATAATATCCAGTGAATCAGTTATTTCTACGTGAAAAACTTTTTTTCTCATTTAATTACCTTTCCTTTTTCGATGTCCATATAATTCCCGTCTGTGTCTCTACCTTTTGTTTCGTACTTGTTTGCATAATACATTTTCCCATCTCCCTTCGTGACACTTGTAGTCACATTTAAGCTTTCTTCTCTTTGGCTCTGATTTGTTTGTACATAGAAATGTTGCTAGTACAATAAAGAGTAGCCATATGATTGTGTAAAGCATTATTAACTCTGGCATTTGTAATCCACTGGATACTGTATTTCTTCCGTTACTGATATGTGCAATCTTTTCCCGTCTAAATCAAGATTGTGATCTTTTATCCATTCTCTAGCGTATTTTCTTTTTTATCTTTTCTGGTTTGTTTATTAATATGTCTAATCGATTAATTATACCTTCACTATAGCACTTGCGAATTGAGATGTGATTATTTAAAAACTTATTTTCTATCTGTTGTTTTAGATCCATTAATAATCCCTTCCCATCTAGCTATTATTTTCTTTATCGCTTCCGGTGTATTTAAAACGGGCATGAATTTATCTCTTTTCCCGTAGCGTCTTTTGCTTTCTGAGAACTCAAGGTGTTTTTTAACTTTGGTGTGGCGTTTCATTACTTGCTTAAGTATTCGCCGTTCTGACCTGTTCTTTGGATTGATTTCAGGAATTACTTTTTCCTCTTTTAGTTTAGACTTTCGGTAATCAGTAATCGTGATTGGTCTAAACTCTACAAAGGGAATGTTATAAAATATAATTGTGAGTACAAATACAGTAGATACTTGCACAAAAGCTGTCTTCATTAAGCTCTCTATTGTATATCTATCATAAATTTAATAATTTTTTTTCGCTTTGTCCATCAATATTAACAGTGACGCTAATTGGTTGATTTTTATTGTCTTGCTTCATTCCTTTTAGTTTCATGATTGTTTCTAGCGCAGGTTGTTTAGGGTGCATTTCTATTTCTAGTATTTCTTCTGGTTCTTCTCCGTGTTTTTTTACTAGTCTTCGAACCTTTATTTTTTTTATTGCTCTTTGGGTAGCTTCTGACATTTCCTCTATATCCATAAACCTACCATCTTTTACTGCATCTCTTAAATTACCGAACCCTATTGCTGCAATTTCAGCTAGGATTCGGTTTTCTGAAATGTCTATTTTTCTACCTATCATTACTTTGTGGTGTTCATAGGCTTTTTGTACTCGTGGATTTTGGAAAAGCTTGTAAGCTTCTACTGAATTTCTTTGTGCATCATCTAAATCGGTGTATTGAGCTTTTAGCCTAGATTGTGAAGCATTCCCGCTTAAAGCGAAGAATCTTGCAAAATTCCATTGCTTTTGATTTATTCTTAATTCTTCTCCGTTGTGTAGTATGTGTGTTTCTAGCTTTTCCAATTTTATTCCTATGCTACTGTTACTAGTTTAGATACTCTCAATGTTTCGCCTTCTGACATCGCCCAGCCTGATAATAGTGGGACCACTTGTATAAGCCTAGAACTATTTGTATTTGCATATACTTCAAATATGACTTCTTGACCTGCTGTTAATTCTAGTATTGTTGTGCTTTCTGTTGTATCTGAATCATTGTTTGTTACAAATGTTGTCTGTATTGTATTACCTACTTGAACACCGTCAACAAGTATTCTTTTAAATACTGATGTGTTTGTTCCTGTTGTTGTATCTATATTTAAAAACAAATCAAACTCGTAGCAGCCATCAACAAGTATAGTTGTTACTCCTGCAGCATCAATGCTTGCATTTGGTGTCGCTTTTGCAGCTCCCTCGAATGATAGTTGCCTTATTGTGTTTGCTACTAAAGATAGTGTTGCATAGCTGGATTTTGTATCAAATTCATTTGCTTTACAAACAGTTCTTCCTATTCCTAACGGTGTTTCTTCTTCATTAAAAAAATATGTTTCTATATAAGGGATAAATCCTGTTGGTGCACCAAAGTCAAAGCCTTTTATTGAGAAGGTCTGTGTGCCCGTCCACTCTATAAGAACAAACTCTACATCTCCACCACGTATATCAAGCTCTGATTTAAGGTCGATGGTATTATCACCTAACGGGTTGCTTGGGCTTTCCCCTTCCCAGTTAAATCCTCCACCGTCTAGCCAAGTATCTTCACTAACATTTTCATAAATAAGTACTCCAGTTGCATCTATACCTCTATACACACGTAGACGAACATTTGTTATCGATGTTTTCATTCTTATTTCCCATCGTCTATCAATAGCGTCTACTGGTGCTTGTATATTTAAAGTGTATTTATTCCCTGTTATACTATTAAATTCTGTATCTAATGGTTGTAATCCAGAAGGAACTAATGGACTTCTTTTTGTGTAAAATGGCTCTTGTGTACCATTATCATCAAACTCAATTAAAGGTCTAAGAAATTCTTTCCCATCTCGGTTTCCTATATCTTTAACTTGGTTTGCACTTGCTGATATTGTCACATCTGTACCAATATCTAATGAGTCCGGAACTTCTGTTTTAAATGCTTTTCTTGAGTTCAACCTATCCATTGTTTCATGAGCTGCGCCTTTTTCAAATTTTTTATCAACAACTCTTGGTATCTCATTATCTTCAATTAGTGGTATAGACTCTGCGGCCTCTCTACCTTCTTCGCTTAATTCCTCTGGATGTTCCAAAACAGCAGACGGTCTTGCAGAATTACCGAAAAAACGTGCTGCAAACTCTTCCAAACCCAATGTAAGCCCGATACTTTGCCTGCATGTCTTTAA